AGAACTAAAAGTAAATCTAGAGAAGTCTCTAGAAAAAAAGCAATCGGTTGAGGTGCATGAAATACCTTTGCCATTTGAGCCTAGAGTTGTCAGAAACGAAATAACAAACACCAAAGAGTATCGTTGTTTATCTGAAGCAATTTTTTATGAAGCCGGCACGCAATCGCAAAAAGGTAAAGAAGCTGTGGCACTCGTTATTTTAAATAGAACGACACACAACAATTTTCCATATTCGGTTTGTGGTGTAGTATCACAGCGTTATAGAAATCAAAATTGTCAATTCTCTTATTTTTGTAAGAGAAGACAACTTCCATCTGGTGACAATTGGCAGGAATCAAAGGAAGTTGCTTTTCGCGCATTAAATGGAGAGTTTGATGAGATTGCTATCGACAAGATGAAAAATGTGCTATACTTTCACTCTGACAAGGTACGTCCACAATTTCATCAAAACAGAACCTTTGTGGCTAAAATAGAAAATCATTTGTTTTATAGATAATGGAGAATATATGAGTAATCAAACACTACTATCAAATCCAGCAGACCAGAAAAAGTTGCTAGATATGTTGAGAGAAGCGTCGAACAGTCTCACTAGAATTGAGAGCGAGCGAGATTTGATTCGTGAAATGAAGAAGAAGGTAGGCGAAGAACTTCAATTAGAAAAGAAGGTTTTAAATCGAATGGTCAAGGTTTACCATAAGCAAACATTTCAAGAAGAGGTGGCTGAACATGAACAGTTTGAAACTTTGTATGAATCGATTGTAAAGTAATGCCAACCGAAGAAGAAATTTTAACCTTTAGTCAGAAGATAGAGTCTTTTGCTAAGACTTCTAATTTAGGCATTCTAGAATCTATCATTGCTTATTGTGAAAAGCATGAAATAGAAGTAGAAACAATTTCTGCACTTATAAGTCAAAACTTAAAACAAAAAATAAGAGAAGAGGCAGAAGAATTAAATCTTTTGCAAAAAGCAAATACACTACCACTATGACGCCATACGAATCATTCATAATGTATAGTGCTCTGAAGTTACATTTTGGTTCTGAAAAATTTGACTATTTCAAATATAATAGAAAAGTAAATGTAGCTAAAGATACGTTTGAGAAGCGAAAAGACAAATATGATTTCGTCAAATTATCAAGAAAATATTCAGATGACGAAATGGAATTGTTTTTTGTTTCTAATTTTTTAGTTCATCCCAAAGCATGGTCGAAAGAATTGCTTACAGATGAAGCTAATGATTGCTTTATAGAAAAGCAAAAAATTCTTCAATCACTTTCTTATGTGTTCAGAAATGACATTGAAATGCTAAAAGAAAAATTTGAGAATTTAAACGAAATGTTGAAAGTTTCAGATAACACTTATCCACCATTATTAAAAATGACTTTTCAGAAAGATGTTCATCTAGAAACTTTCATCATTCTCGATTCTATATTAAAGTTTGTTCCTATTTGGAATAAGAAAATAACTGATACTTTCAGATGGCCAGATTTTTCACTAACGTGTAAAAAGTATACGCCATTTCTTTCTTTCGAAACTTTCAAGTTTAGGAAGATATTGAAGGAGCAGATTGCAACTTGCTAAATAAATTGATATCATATTATTGTGGACAAGTAAACATACAAAAATATATTAAAACATACGAGGTATATAAATGACATATTCATTCTCTAATCTAAAGAAGTCCAAAGGCAGTCTCGACAAGCTATCAAAGGCAATCGAGAATCTTTCAGAAAAAAATTCAGGTAATGATGATCGTTTCTGGTATCCAGAAACAGATAAGGCAGGCAATGGTTCAGCAATTATTAGATTTCTTCCAGCTTCCGCTGTTGATGGTGAAGAGGGCCTTCCATGGGTTCGTACTTTCTCTCATGGTTTTCAAGGACCTGGCGGTTGGCTTATTGAAAATTGTCTTACGACGCTAAATGAAAAGTGCCCAGTTTGTGAAAACAATTCTGTTCTTTGGAATTCAGGCTTAGAGGCGAACAAAGAAATTGTTCGCAAGCGTAAGCGTAAGCTCACTTACATTTCTAACATTCTAGTTATTTCGGACCCCAAGAATCCAGATAATGAAGGTAAGGTATTTCTTTTCAAGTTTGGTAAGAAGATCTTCGATAAGATTACAGAAGCAATGAATCCAGAGTTTGAAGATGAAACCGCAATCAACCCATTTGATTTCTGGGAAGGCGCAAACTTCAAGGTAAAGATTCGTCAAGTTGAAGGTTATCGAAACTATGATCGTTCTGAGTTTGATTCGCCCACTGCACTATATGATGGTAATGATGAAAAGCTAGAATCTTTGTGGAAGAAGGAATATTCTCTTAAGGAATTTATTCAGCCATCACAGTTCAAGTCCTATGATAAGATTAAGGAACGCCTTAATGCAGTTCTTGGTGAGCGAGGCGAACTTCCTCAGCGAGAAGAAGATGTGATTCCCGAATCACATAAGGTTAAGAAGACTAAGAGTATTGAAGATATTGATGATAGTATAACTCTTTCGTTTAAAGAAGATTCGGATTCTGATCTAGATTATTTTAAAGATCTAGCAGAAGAAGACTGAAATTAAAAGGGGAGCTAGGCTCCCCTTTTTTATAATGTAAATCCATATGTGGCTCTAGCAATCATTGGATTAAACATATCTTTTATCGAATCCATATCCACTGAAGTTAAAGCCTCACTAGCGGCCTGCTCTCCTTTAGCCATTGTATTGTTAATTACATTAACAATGTTATCGCCGAAGGCTTTCATTTCATTACCAAATGGTGAAGTGAACATATCTCCAGTCATCTTAGGTAGAGATGCAGAATAGGAAGGAGAAGCGCCAGTTCCTCCAATTCCTCCAGCTGGCATTGTAGGCACTTGTCCAGAGGCTTTTGCAAACATTTGACTAGCGGTCGTGCCAAATCCTTCAGAAGGATTTTGTCCCTGACTAAATTTAATTGCGCCGCCTGCACCAACTCCATGAGCTACATATAACCAACCAGATAATTGATCTGAAGTCATATTCTCATTTACAACACCTTTAGATTTAAGTGTATCAAAATTATTTTTTGTTAATTTAGCAAATGCTTCATCTTGCAATCCTGGACTATTCAAAAAAGTTTCTAATGATAATCCGTTTTTCCAATTGTTTGGATCTAACAAGGCTTTATTTTTAAACCTAGAATAAGAACCAGACTTTAAGTAACCTAAAGTTTCTAGAGCTTGAGCTCCAAATTGATATTTACCAACATATCCAAATTTGTTTGGTGGCTGAGCATAATTTCCTCTACTTTCAAAATAACCAACCTTATTTTTATAAGCATCAAAATCTAAATTAGTAGGAAGATTAACTGAAGAACCTGAAACTTGTTGCACTTGTCCCCCAACGGCCGAAGATAATGGCAAAGTTCCTGCTGGAACCCTTTGAGCTTGTGCATTTTTTCTTTCCATTCTTGCGTCAAAATCTTTTTCCCATTGTGTTAATTCTTCTGCGCCTCCTGTAGAATTAACTTTTTGTGCAGTTCCACTTCCAGTAATTCCTCCACCACCAGTTCGTCTAACATTTGAGCCCGCACCACCAACGGCATTAGCAGCAGCTTGTCTTCTAGCCAATGCATTTTTTCTTTCCATTCTTGCATCAAAATCTTTTTCCCATTGTGACAATTCACCAGAATCGCCTGCGGATTTTCCTGGTGCTCCTCTTCCTCTAGTATTTACGGGATCCATTTCACTTAATCTATCAAATATTGCTGAACCTGCGCCTACTGCGGTTCCTACGGCCGCGCCGACCGCAGTTCCTACTCCCGGAACTATAGAACCAATCATTGCCCCTGCACTTGCAGCACTCAAAACAGTATTAACATCATCTATACCATCGGCCAAATCTTCTTGCCCACTTTCTCTAGCAGAATTAGCGGCAACCTCTAATCCAACCGAAGCCAATAATCCGCCCAAACCACCTTTAAGTCCTTTAGGTACTTTTGAAAGAGCACCTTTTAATGTTTTTGTAGCCTTTTTTGCTTTATCACCCAAAGATCCAAGACGCCCTCCACGACTACTTCCTTTGGAGCCTTTTCTTCCTTTTTTATCACCACTTCCAGAAGTATTTACTCCAGCAGCATCACAACAACAAGAGGCCATTCCTTTCATCGAACCACCTAAAGTACCCGAAATGACACCACCTATACTTTTTCCTATTTGATTAGCTGCTATGGTGGTGGCAACTGCTTTAAAAACTTTTTTCAAAAGAACTCCAACTATTCCTATTCCTAAAGGACCACCACCAAAAAGTAATCCATAAATTGCACTAGCGCCAGCAGCAATTCCCATTTGTTCTGGGCTGAGAGTTTGAAACCCTCTCCAAAAAGTCTCAGCAGCAAACTTAAAAGTTTCTAAAAAATTATTTGTCATAAAAGTTATAAATTCACCAATTTTTTCACTAGGAATTTTATTAACGCCATCTTTCAAAAATTTCATAACAGAAGCATATCCTTTGCTTATAGATTCTAAAATGTCGGCAAATGAAAAATTTTTACGAAAATTTTCAATAGATGATTTTATTGATTCGGGTTTAAAATTTTCAAAGGCTTTCTGAATAGAATTGACAATAGTTTCTAAACTTTGAAATATTGCATAAATTGCGGCAAAACTTGCACCAGTCTTTAATGTTTTTCCGAATAATGAAGATTTTTCAGATCCTGTTGTTGAACCTTTATCTGTTGATTTTTCACCAATCGTTTCACGCTTTTCTTTGAATTGTTTTTCATATTCACTTTCTCTTTGTTTGGCTCGCATAAAAAACATATCCGCTGAAGTAGCTGCTTTTCCAGTTGCATTTTTAGTCAACCTTATCACATTTTGTCGAATCACATTTACATCTCTAGCAACCTTATTTTGTTGAATAGAATTTTTTGCTAGAATTGTCATTTTATTATCAATAGACGATAGACTGGTTCTCACCGCGCTCAATACTTCTACAGTTTTTTGTGAAGTCTCTAAAGGAGCTCCCATTTCTCTTTCAAGACCTCTTCTCGGTGCAGCCGAATATCCAGTTCCAAATATTGATCTTCCTATAGATTGGGCTAAAGATGTTGGTTTTTTGTATGAAGGTCCAAAAAGAACATTTCGAATATCTAATTTTTCTCTGGCGCGCCCTCCAATTGTACCTGCTAATGCACCAAGAGTGCCTCTGCCGGCCTTTTGTTGAGCCAGAAATATTTCTGCGAGCCTTGAATTTTTTATTCCATCTGCCATTTTAGCGTCCAATTCTTTGTTTTGCGTTTATTTCTGATTGTCTTAATTTAATTTTTTCATTTTCCTCACGAATATATTTCATTAACATTGTTAAATAAATTTCTCTTTCCCACGGAATCATTTGTTCAAGTTCCGTTAGGCTATACTTATGATGTTGCATTAGTGCGAAATTAACATCATAATAATTTTTTAAATTATCATTATGTAAACTTATTCGAAAAAAGAGTCTAGCCCCTCAATTAAAATATCTTCTTCATGTGAACACTTATTACATTTGAAATGCAATGTTTCTCTTATTTTTGGCATTGTTTCAAAAAACAATTTTATTTTTTCAACTATAGAAGTCGGAAGACTATCAACGAAATCTTCTAACTCTTTTTTAGGAATATCTTTGGCATAGTAAATTGTTTCTGAATCGTATATTGAATCTATGCAGTTTAAAATTATTGTTATAATAGAATTTTCATCATTTTGATCTATTCGATTAATCATGTTCAAATCGGGATATTTCATTATTATTCCAAGATTATCATTTATTTCTATTTTTGTGGAATGTCTTTCATCAACAAAAGGTTTTATGTTCAAAATATTTAAATCATAATTAACTATATTATTACATTTTTCAGATTCAGTTTCCTTCATGCATCTGTAACTCAGATTTACAATTTCTCCCATGGATCTTGCGCGTAAATTTAAAAACAAATATTCAATATCAAACATGGGCAATTCATCAACATTTACTTCAGATAAAATACAATTAGTTAATATTTGTTTTATGGTGTTTAATGAAATTGAATTTTCTGATTCTGATTCTTCTTGGGCCATCAATAGCAATTTTTGTTCCTTTACTAAAAATGGTCTAAATCGAACTGGATTTTTTTGTGATAATAATTTCAATTCATATATGGGCACATCAATTTTTGGTAACATTTTTTTCTCCAATTAAATATATTAAGTAGTGAATATAGATTGCTGAAAATCTCCAAGAAAATTATTTAAGATTGTTCCAAGCGCACTTCCTACAGCTTGACCTATATCATATTTTCCTTCATGAATAAATTCATATCCACCATTGCAAGCAAACTGCACTGATAATCTATGAATAGAATCATCTGCCCAATTTAAAGGCATTGAGGCCACATTATATGGATAGCAATCCTTCAATTTTACGGCGTATATCTGTTTTATGAATTCATCATACTGAATAACAGTAATATCAGTTAAATATCTAGAATTATTTCCTTTTGGAAATCGCAAATTATTTGTATCACTTGGCATAATACATTCTATCCATTTATCGAAAAGTTTTCTCTCATAAAAATCATTTGTGCAAATAAAAGATAAACCAATATCTCCAATCGATTTTTGATATGGTAATTTAATTGTAGGTCCGTAGGTTCTACTATCCGCAGTCATTAGTGATAGTCCAGGCAATTCTGCCGAATCGCATTGAAGACTTAAATAACGAGTAATAGTGGGATCTGAACTTCCGCTTAAATTTGAACCTTCTCCAGAAATTAAATTATTCAAAAAATTTGTTGTTAAATCTTGTATTATCCCACTTATATCAATAATTTGTTGTAGCATTGACATGCTAATAAAATTTCCTATGTAAAGAGGAATAGGAAGAATAACTTGAAACTTGGATGGTCTTGCTGGACCATCATGTTTTCTCATGTTAGAGAAAAATAAACTTGGTGAAAATGCCATATTTTTAGCCTAGGGTTGTTCCTACAGGTGTTCCTATTTGAGAATATATTTTTTTCTTAGATTGCTTTCTAAACATTTCAAAAGGTAATAGACAAGAAAAATACCACTCATTTGGTTCAATAAAAAGAAATCTCGATCTTATGTGACTATACAAATATCTTTTAATGCAAGGTTGAAACAAAGAAAAGTTTTTAAGTGATGATAGATAATCGTAACTCACTCGCATTCTTGTTGTTTCATCCATTTTTTGATTATTTAATTTTTTAGACAACCTTTCTATGATAACGAATCGCATTGCGGGTGGAACATAATGTAAATTTAATCCAAGAAAACCATCGCCGTATTTCTCTAATGGAATAACTAGAGGAAATTTATCATAAAAAGGCAGTTCTTCTTTTGTTTTTGGATCATAAAAGAAAAAATACATTTTTCCAATCAATGAATTTTTTCTATGACGCTCTAAATCACCCATAAGTGTTCTTGGAGAGAATCTTAATTCCTTTAATTTTAAACGCAACCATTTTTTTGCATCGCGTGAGGATAAAGGATATCCCAAGAAATCAAATTCTTTATGTATTTTAGAGAGTAATGAATTGTCCATAAAACTATTTATTCGCGCCGTTCAAGCCTAATTCCTTTTCGGTGATTATTTTAAATTTCCAACCTTTCTTTTGACAAAAAATATCAGCAGCTTTCCATTTTTCTTGATTAACGGCATACGTCATCGCCTCATTCAATAATCTCTGTCTTTTTTTTCCACGTTTTTCTGGAACTTTTGTTTCTTTAAATGGCTTCACTTCTATCATATAAATTTCTTTTTCACCGCTCTTCTTTTTAATTTCTGCAATAAAATCTGGAAAATATCTATGGATTTTTCCATCCAAAGGGGATAAATAAGGAACAATCAATTCTTCCGATGCCCATGAAAGTACGTTTGAATTATCATCAAAGAATTTCATAACTTTCAGTTCCCATGATGAACGATATATTATGTTTGAGGGGTTGCCCTTATATTTCTCTGGATTTTTTGGTATAAACTTACCTTTATAGCTCATATAAATATATATGTCATACACAATAGGACAAACAAATGTTATTTAATTTAAACGAAATTGTTTTTGGAAGCGCCCAGCAACCAATAGAATCTCATCGCTTTAGTACCGATTTAAACATTTATCGTTATCCTTCTAATGTGGGCTCAGGTAAAGTTGGCCATTATATGATTTTTGACATTTATGTGAGAGAAAATATAAATCCAGATTTTGGTGTCGAAACTAGAGAGGGCAGCCCTACCGATTATATCATCAGAAAAGCATTGGCGCAAACTAGGGGTGGTGGCAGTTTATCTGGAGCATTAAATAGTGTTGCTGATACATCTCTTGGTTCTCAGGCAATTAATGCAGTTCAGAATGCAGCCGGTAGCTTTCAGGATCCTTTAAATAGTATCAATAATCTTTTTGGTGGTTCAAATTCTGATATAGCTAATAGAGCAGATACGGAACTGACAAGCATTAATGATTTATTTGGAGGCCCAAATTCAGCATATGCAACAAGAGCAAGAACGAGAGCTTCTTCTCTCGCAAATAGAGCATTTGATCAATTAGCAAATGATGCAAAAAATGCTTTCAATTCTTTAAAACGCACCACACAATCCATAGTTCTTTATATGCCAGACACATTGAATTTCGATTACAATCATTCATATAAAGATCTTTCATTAAGTGAAAATCCTCTAGTTTCTGCAACACAGAGAGTTGCAGCAGCAGCTAATATGGCTGGTGGTAAATTGAAAGGTTTGTCACCATTTCTTGTGGACGTGTTATCTAGTGCATCACCGGCCGCGGGTGAGCTTGGACAAGCTGCACTAGGATTTGCAATTAATCCACAATTTGAAGTCGTTTATCAAGCTACAAGTTTAAGAAATTTTCAATTTGATTTTATGTTCTATCCTCAAAATGAGCAAGAAGCACTTGAGGTACAAAATATAATATCTGCATTCAAATTTCATGCGGCTCCAGAGATTATTTCAGGAGGAGGCGGAAGATATCTTTTAGCTCCATCAGCTTTTGACATAGGTTTTTTTTATAATGGCAAGAGAAACGTAAATCTTCCAAGAATATCAACTTGTGTTTGTGAAAATATTAATGTGGATTATGCTCCAAATGGTTGGGCTGCATATGAAGTACAGGGTGAAAATACTCCATTTTTAGGAAAAACAGGTATGCCCGTAGGAATTCGTATGCAAGTGAGATTTAAAGAAATGACCATGATAACAAAAGAATTGCTCCGAACCGAAGGTTCATTCTCTACTACTTTAAATCAAGGCAATTTAGATGCTAGAGGTTCATCATTCTAATGGCAAAATATTTTAACTTTTTTCCAAAAACTGCATATTTTATAGATGATCATCAGGGGCTTGATTTTGTCACTAATATAATTAGTCGTTTTAAATTTATAGATGATGTGAAGAATGTAGCTTCTTCTTTTTTTACATACGACAATATTGCGGGAGAAACCCCAGAATCTTTGGCTTTAAAATTTTATGGTTCTGTGGAAAGACATTGGATTCTTTTATTATTTAATGAAATTATTGATCCTCAATTTGATTGGTACAAGGACTATTATGTTTTCAATGAGTATTTGGAAAAAAAATATGCAGATAATGGTGGAATACCTTATACAATGAACACAATTAAAAAATATATTCTTCGAGAAGAACGATCCATATCATTTTATGATGGAACTAAAAAGATCATTGAAGATGTAGAAACGGATTTTGAAACATATAATAATTTTATTCCTTCTCAAACATCTAGAGTTTTAACCAATTCAGAAAACTTTACAGTTGAGATTGTAACCTCAAAATTAACACAAACCATATTTGATTATGAAACAGAAGAAAATGAAAAAAGGCGCTCAATCAAGGTATTGAAAAAAGAATTTGTTTCAAGAGTTGAAGATGAATTTAAAAATTTAGCTAAATTATAAAATGGCATCACTAGATCAAGAATTTAGCACTTTTTCCATAGATGACCTTTCTATTATTTACGAAAGTTCTGGAAATCAAAAAATTCTTAATATTAAAGGGCTATTGGATCAATTAGAAATTACAGAAAATATAATATCTCCAGTAATCACTGGTTCAATGCTTATGACTGACACTTTTAATGTCGGCAAACTATTAAGAACTGGTTCTTGTTTTTTAAAAATAAAATTATCAAAAACAGGAAATAATGATTTTGTATACGAGAAAATTTTAAGAATTTATAAACAAGAAAAAAGAAAAGCGCAATCACCTAATTCAGAATCCTATGTGATATACTTTTGTTCAGAAGAGTTGATTCTATCAGAACAAAGCAGAGTGTCCAGAGGTTACAAAGACACTTTTTCTAATATTGCAAAAAATATTTTGACTTCGTTTTTGAGTATAGAAGAAGAAAATATAATTATAAGCGAAACCAACGGAATAAGAAATATTGTAATTCCATCTCTAACACCATTAAATGCACTTTTTTGGTGTGCAGCTAGAGCAGTTAATAATAAAAATATTCCAGATGTTTTATTTTTTGAAAATAAAAACGGATTTAATTTTATTAGTTTATCAGATCTTTTTTTGCAGGATAGTGTTTCTATAAATTTCTCAACAAAAAATGTTGCAGAGGGTGAAGATCAAAAATCAGAATTATTTGGTGCAAAAACTAGTCAAATAACAAAACAATTCAATTTAATTGAATCGATAAAAAAAGGAAGCTATTCAGGATCTATATTTGGGTTTGATTTAATTACACGAACTTTTTTCAAGCAAGAAATTAAATCAGAATATTATGATAAAGCATCTAGATTAAATCAAAAACCAATAGTACCAAGTGTTTCTAATAGAAAAGGAACTTTTGCTAATGAGGCTTATGATTCAAAAAGAACTGTTTTAGTAACGGATTCTCAATTTTTTAATAGCAATTATGCTAAACAAAAAATTCCTGATGCAAAGTTGCATTCTCCAGAATTTTCATATGGGCATCGTTCTTCTATAATGTCATTTCTAAATACAAAAAAAATGAAACTGATGTTACCAGGAAATTTTAATTTAACAATTGGAATGATACTTGACTTAAAATATCCTAAAAGAGGAAAAATTAAAGAAGATGATAGTTTAGATCCTTCTTTTTCAGGAAAACATATGATATTAGCGGTTAGACATGTAATAAGACCAACACAACATGATACAATTTTAGAAATAGCATCTGATTCAGATATTGATTCAGATGATGGGGTGTAAAAATGATTAATTCTGTTTGGTGGGTGGGTGTAGTTGAAAATCGAATAGATCCACTCAAGCTGGGTAGATGCCAAGTTAGAATTTTTGGGCATCACACAGAAAATAAACAAGAACTCAAAACAGAGGATTTGCCTTGGGCTCATCCAGTTTTGCCTTTGAATAATCCAAATCCATATGCACCAAAAGAAGGTGAAACTGTAACAGGTTTTTTCATGGATGGTGAAGATGCTCAATTTCCAATCATGATGGGCGTCTTATCTGGAATACCAGTGAGAAAGGCGAACGAAACTTTAGGATTCAATGATCCAAGAACTGCTGCACAGTTGAACACAGCACCAGTTAAGCCTGAGGTTTTTGGAGAATCACTTTCAAAATATCCTAGGGCAATTGATGAACCCACAACACCGAGAGCAGCTAGAAATGAGAGTATGGATAAATCTCAATTCAAGCAAAAAATGAACAATGTCATTTCAGGTTCTCCAGAATCTCCAAAAAAACCAAAAACCGTTTACCCTTATAACAATGTATATGAATCTGAGTCTGGGCATCTTTTTGAGATGGACGACACTCCTAAAGATGAAAGAATACAATTGTTTCACAGATCGGGTTCCTATTTTGAATATGCTGCTGACGGTTCTGTTACTGAAAAAGTGCAAGCTAAAAAAAGCGAAACAGTTAGAGCTGGCAGTACATTATATGTGGGAGAAAACTTAACTGTTATTGTTAAAGGAAATGCAAATTATCAAGTTGATGGAGACTTTTCTATTAGTTGTAAAAATTTTAGTCTTTCTGCTAAAGAAGCTATAGGAATGTCGGCTGGAAAATCAGCTAGTCTATCTGCTAAAGAAGACGTAGGAATTTCAGCAAAGAAAAATATTACTGGAAGCGCGCAGATTAATATGGCACTTATTTCTAAAGCTGGAAATATGGACCTCAGTGCCAAAGTAGGAAATATGAGTCTTTCTGCAAAAGGACTAGGAACATTTTCTTCAGACGGCGCATTGATATTAGAATCTAAAGCGGTGTCCTGTTTATTTGGTCCCACAGTTTTAATTGGAATGGGTGGTGGAGCAGCACTAGGTGAAGTTGGTGATACCGCTTTAGAATCTATGGATAAATCATTACTCGATAAAATAGGAGAAGCTACAGCGGGAGCAATTTCTGAAACTGCTGGGTCTTTCTTTTCCAGCACTTTTGAATCATTAGGAGGATTTACTGAAGGTTTGGCTGGAGGTTTATCCGATCTAGCTGGTTTTTCTGGTGCAGATTTTTTTGGTGGGCTTTCAGACACTTTGAGTCAAGGAGGAATATTAGGTGAATTGACTACTGGTTTAGGAGATGCTTTTAGTGGGCTAACATCTTTTAGTGGATTATCAGATGCATTTTCTTCAATAACTGAGTCTCTCAGTTCAGGAAGTTTGATGGATGTCATAGGAACGGTAAAAGATGCTATTAGTGATCCTTTGGGAACCATATTAAATTCTGATGCATTCTCAACTGTCATGGGAGATCTTGCTGATGGGCTAGGAGAATCCTTTTCTAATTTCATGGGTGATTTTTCTTTTGGAAGTGATGGATTAGGAGGCGGATTTAGTTTTGATTCTTTAAAAGAGGGGTTTAATATTGCAAAAGATTTATATCAAACTGGCATTTCTATAGTTAATGATCCTCTTGGTGCTTTATCCAGTTTAGGTGGTGCCGCTGATATTTTCAGTCAAGGATCTGGTGGATTTCTTGATGGGTTAAAAGAAGCAGCATTTGCTGCAAATGATTTTTTGAATAGCGGTTCTAGCCTTATAGGTCAAACGTTTAATGATATTCAGAGTGCTTTAAACCTGAATATCAATTCAACAAACTCAGCCATAGGTTCTATAGAACCATTATTTAATTCATTCTTAGATGTTGCTCAACAAGCGGTTTTTGATTCTATGCCAAACGTTGATGGATTGTCATCAGTTTTAAATAGAGTATCAGACACTTTGTCCGCTGATGATAATTTTAAGTTTTCTATAGTAAATATGGTCAAAACTGGAAAAGAAAATGGCTTAAATAATTCAGAGATAGCTTCAGGACTTCAAAATTATATGAACTCAACTTATATGAATTCTGCACAACAAGAAATGAGAAATTCACCCATAACCTTTTTAAATCTAGTCGATTCAACGGCATAAGTTATGTTACCAGCAGCATCAGTAGGCATATCAGTTTCATTTCACTGGGCTTTACCATTTTTGTTTCCTTTTCATCCAAATATTTTTCAAAATGGTATTCCAGCTTTAATGATAGGCTCAATGAATATTCCACACCCTCCACCTGAATCAATTGTTGCCTTTCCTGCACCAGATATTGTTTGTGCGGGATGCCCTAATGTTTTTATGAATGGAATCCCAGCAATCACTATGTTTAGTCCAGCGATACATCCGGGGTTTCCTCCTACTTTTGTAGCAAGCGGCTGGGCTAATATTTTAATAGGATAATAATATGGCTTTATTTACTGATTTTTTTGTAGCTGAAGACGGGCAGACTACTTTCGAAACTTCGAAAGAATATTCTCCCATAAATTTGAATGTATATCGAAACGGAATAAAATTAACCGCGAATACAGACGTTATAGTCACTAGTGGAATTTTTGTAGAATTAACTTCTCCAGCAGCATCCGGTGATGAAATAGTAATAACTGGAGTGACGGCTGAAGGCGAATATTCTGTAGTTTATTCTGGTCCAAGTTTTATGGATAGATTGGGTTTTGATTTTAATGTAGATAAATTTGGTAATGCGCTTACTGTGAATGGTCTTTCAAATTCTTTCTATAAAGCAAATCCTTATAAATTCAAATCTTGGCAAAAAGAATTAATAAAAACGAGCGATTATACAGGGTATTATCAAAATCCATTATCCGAAACAATAACAGATTTAAAAAATCAAATAATAAAGATAAGAGATGTTGCTAAACAAGTTATAGTTGCAAATACACCAAAATATGTAGGCGGCAATATCTTTACGCCACCTACAAAAATAGACGGCGAAGAAATACCAGAAGAAAAGGCAAATGCAAATGTTCTGCAAATATTGGTGTCAACATCTAATACTTTAATTGCCTCTTTAACTCAATTTAAATCTCATACCGACAGAATATCTGGAGTGACTATATCTGATTCAGAAGATCCAGACTATCAAAAAGCGATTACTATAGGAACAACAATAGCGTACTATGCAAATTCAATTGATGGAATTAGCGATTTTTCTCCAATTTTAGGTTCATTTACAAGTCTTTTTATAAAAGATGAAATGGTAGTCTATCTAAATAATTTAAACACATTGAAAGGTGAAAAAGGCTATTCAATAGATCCAAGTGTTTGGTCGAGTGAAAATTATTATACACCAAACACTGGGGCTGGAATAGGTGTTTTACTTTTTACGGCAAACGATTCTTCTAATTTATCTCAAACAATTAATACAATAAGTTCTTTGGTCGATACGAGAAGACAGCACGATAAAAACTTTTTTCAAAAAAGCACAGTGGTTTTGAGTGAATATACTAAAATATTATCATTGACAAATATACAATCTCCAGCGGCAATAGTTTTGTTAAGGGACTTAATAGGCACAGATAAACTAAAAAATCTATTATAAATACTTAAATGACAAACAACACACTTGCATCAAATCAATTGAGAGAGTATAGAGATTTGGATATGAATTTTGCAATTCATCCAATCAAAAAAGATATTAATAAAGTCATTGGTGAATATGCAATAATCAATTCAATAAAAAATTTATTATTAACTAATTATTATGAACGCCCATTTCAACCTTTTTTAGGTTCTAATGTAAGAAAACTTTTATTTGAACCACTGGATGCAATAGTTGCTAGAACATTAGAAATAGAAATAAAGACCGTATTACAAAATTTTGAACCGAGAGTTCAAGTTATTTCAGTCAAAGTAATTGCAAAAATGGAAGAAAATGGATTTGATGTTACTTTAGAATTTAAACCATTAAATATTTTAACTCCAATAACAATAACCTTTTTCCTTGAAAGAGTTCGATAAATGGCATCAAGACTCAAAGTAACAGATTTAGATTTTGATACTATCAAAACTAATTTAAAACGATTTTTAAATCAACAAAGTGAATTTACCGATTATAATTTCGAGGGTTCTGCTCTAAGCATACTAATAGATTTATTAGCTTATAATACACATTATAATGCATATTATTTGAACATGATTGCCAATGAAGCATTTTTGGATACTGCACTACTTCGTGATTCTGTAGTTTCTCACGCTAAACTTTTAGCATATATTCCCGCTTCTAGAAATGCTCCCATAGCAACAGTTAATATAGAAATAGAAACAAATAATACTTTAAGTGATACTCTTACAATTCCAAGAGGGACAAAATTTCTTTCTGAAATTATTGGAGATTTTAATTATAATTTTGTCACGATTAAAAATTATACGGTAACAAAATCGAGCACGAAATATCTTTTTGAAGATGTTGAATTATATGAAGGAATAATAAACACCATAAATTTCACACAAAATAATAATTCAAATCCAAATCAAATATTTGTGTTGCCCGACAAAAATATTGATACAAGGACACTCAAGGTAACCGTAACAGAAAATTCAATAAATTCTACAACGGATACTTATATTTTCTCAAAAGATATTTTAGATTTAAATTCACTATCTAAAGCATTTTTTCTACAAGAAGGTAGAAATGGATTTTATGAAATATTCTTTGGTGATGATTTTATTAGTAAAAAATTACCTGACGGTTCTATTATTACTGTAAGTTACTTAGTCACCAATGGCACGGCTGCAAATAAATCATCCTCATTTATTGCATCGCAACCTATAGGTGGTTATGCTGATATTGTGATTACCACAACAAATTCAGCCAGTGGAGGTTCTGAAAAGGAATCTGTTCAGTCAATTAAATTTTCTGCACCACAAAGATATGCTACACAAAATAGATTAGTCACCGCAAAAGATTATTCTTCATATCTAAAATCATCATATCCAGGAATACAATCTATTTCTGTGTGGGGTGGAGAAGAACAAACACCCGTGGTTTACAATAAAACATTCATTTCAATAAAATTGAAAGATGGATATTATGTTTCAGAACAAGAAAAAAGAAGAATACTTGAAGAAATAATAAAACCAAAAGCAATTATTACCACAGAAGCAGAAATAGTTGATCCTGATTATCTTTATATTTTATTAAATGGAAAAGTAAAATATGATCCTTCTAAGACTAATTTAACAGAATCAGATTTAAGAAATAAAGTAGTTTCCACCATAAATTTATATAATGACACATACTTAGAAACATTTGAATCAAGATATGTTCAATCAAGACTTCAAGATGATATAGATAACTCTGATCCATCTTTCATTGGTAGTGTGGTGGAAACAAAATTACAAAAAAGAATACCGGTCACATTAAATCAATACAAAAAATATACAGTCGATTTTGGTGTTGAATTGGTGCGAGGTGGTTTATTTAATAAATTGATTTCAAAATCATTTGATATTCTCGATTTTCAAGGAACGAGAAGAACTATTTTTATAGAAGAAATTCCATATTCTTTCAGTGGAATAGAATCTATAGAAATTACAAACCCAGGATTTGGTTATAAATCTGCACCAACAGTTACAATAACGGGAGATGGCACAGGCGCCAAAGCACGCGCAATTATAAAAAATGGATTATTATCAGAAATAATAATAACAAATTCTGGAATAAATTATACGAGTGCGACTGTAACATTAACTGGAGGTGACGGAATTTCTGCATCAGCAATTCCAATTATTCAAGGTAATATTGGAAAAGTCAGAACAATTTATTATGATGATAATTCTTTAGCTCAAATAGTAAATAATAATGCTGGAACAATTTATTATGAAAAAGGCTTATTAGAATTAAATGAATTATTCATTTTATCTTTAACTGAATCTGGAGAAGAATTAAGATTTACAGCTTTTGCCAATGATAGTGTTATAAGTTCTAAAAGGAATTTAATTGTGTTAATTGACGGAATTGATTCTGAAACAATAAAAATTGATATGGAACCAATAAGATGAGTTTAATTGATAATAAACAATCAATTCTGATTCAAAATCAATTTCCAGATTTTGTAAAAGAAGATTATCCAACTTTTATTCGTTTTATGGAAGCCTATTATGAATTTTTAGAAAACAAACTTGAAAATCAAAAAAATGATTTAAATTATCAGGCCAGAAAATATTATACAATATCCGACATTGACGAAAATTTATCTGAATTTGAAGAGTATTTTTTTAAGACTTTTCTCGAATTATTTCCCAGAGATACACTTGCTTCTAAATCATTGCTTATAAAAAATTCAATTCCTTTATATCTCTCAAAAGGAAATGAAAGAGCAATAAAGTATTTTTTCAGAGCATTATTTGATGAAGAAATAAACATACAAATTCCTAGAAATGATGTATTAGTTGCCTCTGGTGGAAATTGGAAAATAACTAAAGTTTTGCGAAGTTTTCCACAAGTTTATGCAACTTATATTGCAGGCAATTCAACATTTAATGGAGTTGCATCAAATACAAATTTTTATTTACCACAAGAAGTTTCTTTTGGTGATGTGACCGTAACCGTCGATGGTCAATCTCAAACATCGGAGTTTTGGCAGTTAGAAAATGCAGTTTATTCAGGGAAGTCTTTTAAAACTCCTTATTTAATTCCCAGACAAATTTATTTTCGACCTAATGGTCTTGAAATGTTTATTTTGGATGATCAAAATAATACTTTGAATAAACACACACTTTCTGATGACTGGAATATTCAAAGCACTTCTGCAACAGCCAGTCAATCGATTAATTTAACAACTCTCATAAACGACTATGGAGTTGGATCAAGAGGTCAATTTGCAGGGTTAGAATTTAAACCTGATGGATCTAGTTTTTATCATGCCGATTATACATCAACTGATGGAAGAATTTGGCAATATGATATGACTGAAGTTTGGAATTTGCAGACAGCATATGTAAGTGCTAATACAAATATATCTTTTTTACTAGCTTCAACTGGTTCTCCCAGCCCCAACGTAAGTGCTTTGAGAGATGTTAAATTTGATAGTTCCGGAACAAAAATGTATGTTTTGAACGGTGTGCTTGCAAATACATATCAATTTTCTCTTAGTACGCCATGGAACATAGCTACGGCAACATATCCAACAGAAAAAGTATTTCGTTATGGTTCTACTAGTGCTCCTGTGGGGTTAAATTTTCGAAATGATGATATAACATATTATGTGTCTGTTAAATTAAACAATGAGATTCGAAAGTATAATATGTCAGTTGCCGGTGATATTTCTACTTCTTCCTTAGAATCCACTTTCATACCAAATATTGAAAACGAAATCGATGCATTTATTTTAAATGTTAAACCAGAAGGCGATGTTCTTTATTATGGAGGCACTACTACAGATAAAATTTTTCAATATGGTATAGGACCAGACTATTACATTCAAAAAGAATACAAAAAATTGGTTTTTCCAAAACCTTTATCTAATGGAAGTATTGTAAAAGTCGATTTCGATAATTTTGATCCAAATATATTAATTAATAGAAAACTTACAGGAAATGCTTCAGGCGCATCAGCAATCGTTGAGGCGGTTCTTGCATATAACAATGAAAATTCTGATATTTTTGAATACGAAATAGATGAAAAAACAATCATTGATAATTTTATAAATGGTGAAGATTTTAAAACTGATGTTTTAAGTAAGAATGATGATATAATCAATTTATTTTTGCCTGGTTATTCAGGTCTACAAAAAATAAGAATAGTTGATGAGGGCACCTCATATAATGTTGGTGATCCTGTTATTTTAATAGGAGGCGATTTTATTCAAAGTGCTTGTGTCGCCGTTTCTAAAGTGTTTGCTGGAGTCTTAAATCAACTTACTATAGATTATGGTGGTGCAGGATTTGTTTCGGGATTTCCAATTATAGTTGGAAATATATCACCATATTCTGTAACTGCTGCGATAGTCGATGTTGATAAAAGTGGAGCAAACACACCCAATACATATGTTTTTAACACTGACATGATTCTTGATTCGGTCAATGTGAACATTGGAACTGCTGCTGCAAATTCTTTGAATTTTAGGCTAAGTTCTTTATTTTCCAATAATACTACAATTTCTTCTCCAAATGTAAATACTCGTTTAATTGATACCTTTTCTTATTCTACAATTTCAGATATTGGATCTATAACAGAGGCAATAGTTTTAACTAGCACCGCATCTACAAATGTTTTGAGTGTTTATAATATTAATGCGATCTCTTCAAACACTCGATTTGCAAACGGAAGAGGTATTGTTACTTCAACATTTTCTATAGATTTTATGGGTTCAATAGGAAGAGTAGAAATTATCAATAAAGGTTCTGGGTATAAAGTTGGAGATAAATTAAACTTTACTAATGTTCCTGGAGGTTTAGGTATAGGCTGTAGAGCAGCGGTATCTTCAGTCGATTCTTCTGGAGGTATAACTTTAATTCAATTTCAACCCGCACCTCCAACATCAAATTGTTTAGATGTGTCTGTGATTGCAGGAAGTAATGTAGTCATTGGAAATAATTCTACATTTTTAATTGATGGTTTTGCTAATGGGCGAGATATTATTATTTTTAATCAAAAAAGAACAATTAATTCTATAGGTGGATTAGTATCCAATACTGAAATTATAACAAGTCAACCATTCACCATAACTAAATCAAATACTGAAATTGGATTGTATAATTCTTATCCCATAGGCGGACAAGGATATCAATCGAATTATTTTCCTATAGTCACAATAGAAACACAAACAGGAACTGGAGCAGAAATAATTGTAACCTCCATTATGGGTGATGGTGAATCATTAAAACTTGGTTCTGATAAAAAACCAGGAGGAATTGAAGAAGTTGTGATATACGATAAAGGCATAGGATATAAGGTGGCTCCAGTTGTTATAATGACAGGTTCTGGTGATGGAAATGCCATTCTTGAAGCTGATATAAATAATTCATATTATGAATATGAAGGAAAATATTTAGATAATAGTAGCCATTTATCAAGTACAAAAAAATTACAAGATAGTAGACTTTTTAACACTGGTTCCTATATTTTAAAAACTAAGCAACAATTTTCAAAATATAAAGAATCATTTTTAAAATTACTTCATCCTTCTGGTACGGCAATTTTTTCTGAATATACGCCTGATGAAGATATTATTTTTAATGAAAACATCACCCAAAATGATTTGATTTCTGATATAGAAATTACAACTAGTTCCTAAATTCAAGATAAATAGTTTTATGGCAAAAAATTATACATCCAATAAATTATCACTGTTTCTTGCAGAACAATTCAATGAAAGTTTCTATGAGCCAGAACCCACTTCAATAGGCTACGTTTTTATTGGAAATAACATTTCTTATAGCGACGAATTAAATCCTGATGAAATAGAAAATACTTGGCAAGATGAGCGAGAAGTTTGGGATAATATGCTTGCCGCAAAAAGAATAACTGGTTCCGACATTAATATAGTTTTGCCTGTAGTCGAGTGGACCTCTGGCACCATTTATGATGAATACGATGATTCTGTGGATATGACTGCAAAAAACTTTTATGTTGTTGATAGCAGTACGAGAAGAGTTTGGAAATGTTTATATAACAATAATGGAGGTCGTAGTACAGTAAGACCTAATTTAACTCCCACAGCAACAAATAAAGGAGTTATTAGACCGACGGATAGATATTTGTGGAAATATATGTTCACTTATCCAAGTGGCAACAAATTTAGTTCATTAAACTATATACCGGTACCTTTAAGTCAAAACGTAAGTGGTTATGGAACTAGCTATTCTTATTTAGATCAAGGTGCAATTTATAATTTAGAAATAAATTCACCAGGAACAGGATATGCGAGAACAACAATAAATGCAACAGATTTTGCTGCAAATAAAAACACCATCACACTAACCACATTGACTGGAGTTGCAAATGGAATGCTTGTGACGGGAACTAATGTAGCAACTGGAACTATCGTATCTTCTATTATTGTTGGACAAAATAGAATAATTCTTTCTACGAACACCAATCCCGCTGGAGCCGGCACATATGCGAGAACAAATAATCCTTTATCTTTTACTCCAAGAGTAGTGATAACTGGAGATGGTTCGGGTGCTACTGTCGGTACTGGCCCGCTTCAGTCAATATTTAATATTTCTGGTCAAATTACAAGATTAGAAATGGCAACTTTTGGGACGGGTTATACTAGAGCGAATGCGACGATATTTGGTGCTGGTTCTGGCGCAGTTATTCGCCCAGTCATTTCACCAAAATTCGGACACGGTTATAATCCGGCAAAAGAATTAGGTGCAAGTTCCGTTATGGTTGCAATAAAAATTGGAGATGGTGATTCTACAGAAGGTGGTCTTATTTCTGACGCCACTACTTTTAGGCAATTTGGATTCTTAAGAGATCCACATAAATACGGAAATACAATACCAGTTAATAGTACAACCGCAAACAATACCATATCACAACTTCACGAGATAACATTGGTTACGGGGAATTCTTATACAATCGATGAATTCGTTTATCAAGGACCTGATGCGGCTAATGCAACTTTTTCAGGTTATGTAGTTTCACAATCATCTTCAATAATAAAATTATCAAAAGTAAAAGGTTCATTTAGTTTAGGGCAAATAGTCACAGGTCAAACGTCGTCAATAACTAGAAATGCTATAAAAATAAAATATCCAGAATTTCAACCATATACAGGAGACATATTATATGCTCGAAATTTTGGTAAGGTACAAAGAATTTCGGGGCAAGCAGAATTATTAAGATTTGTTTTAACATTTTAAAGGACAGCCATGGCACTCACTAATAATTTTAATTTTAATCCTTATTATGATGATTTTAATGAAGATAAAAAGTTTCTCAGGATTCTTTTTAAGCCAGGATATGCTGTTCAAGCCAGAGAATTAACGCAACTACAAACTCAAATTCAAAAACAAATCGAAAGATTTGGTAACTCAATATTTGTTAATGGTTCTCCTGTATTAGGTGCATCCTATACAAAACAAATTTGCACGTTTCTAAAATTGGAAAAAGAATATGGTGGAGTTGCAATTAATATTTCCAATTTTAAAGATAAAATTATCTTCAATAGTAATAATACAAAAAGAGCAAAAGTAATTGTTGCTATTGAAGAGAATCAGGCATTAGGTGATCCTCCAACACTTTTGATACAACAAACTTTTGGTGAACCTTTTACTGAAGCAGAATTGATTAAAACTAATGATTCAACACCATTTTTTGCAACAATTTTGCAAACAGGCGGTTCGTCTGTAGGAGAAGGACAGGCATTTAGTATCAATGAAGGCGTCATTTTTTACAATGGCTTTTTTATAAAAATAGATGCACAATCAATTGCTGTAAGTAAATATGACACAACATCAGCATCACTAAAAGTGGGATTAGAAATAAATGAATATTTTATAAAAGCATCTGATGATTCATCATTAATTGATCCAGCACAAGAAGGCACAAATTATCAAGCTCCCGGCGCAGATCGCTATAAAGTAGAATTGACTTTATCAACAAGAGAACTCGATGCCACTGACGATTTAGTTAATTTTCTTCAATTAGCACAATTCGTTTCTGGACAATATCAAAATACTAGAAAAACAACAGTTTATAGTAAACTTGGCGATGAGATGGCCAAGAGAACATTTGAAGAATCAGGAAACTATGTTTTAAATCCTTTCGTTGTTCGGGCTAAAGATCATCCAACAGATAATACAAAGTTTAATCTTATTGTTGGTAGAGGTACTGCATATGTTAATGGTTATCGTGTAGACATTAGATATCCCGAAACAATTGAAGTAGATAGAGCAAGAACTTCAGCTAACGTAAATGGAAGATTTATAAATGCAAATTATGGAAATTTTTTCTATACAACAAATCATTCTAACACATTCAATATAAACACACTATCGACAGTAGATTTACATTGTGTTCCGGCTTCAAAAATTAGAACAACTTCAGCGGCAACCATACAAAATACAAAAATAGGAACGGCTAGAGTAAAATCGTGCGAGTTTGTAACAACAATTAGTGATTCTGTTACAACAAATTTTACATTTGCAACTGAAATTTTTAATGCTGATATTGGATTATTAAGAGGTTCTGTTGCTTCAGCGGCTCCTGATGGAACCAAAATTCAATTTCCTTCAACTTATTCTTTAACTGATGATGCTTACACGGGTTGTTTTCTTTCAATTGTTTCTGGACCAGGAAGTAATGAAGCTGATAAAATAATTGTTGATTATGACGGATTAACTCAAACCGCTACAGTTTCTCCTCCATTTGTTACAATACCCACAGGTGCCACCAATTTTACTCTTCAATTCAATATTCAAGATGTTGAAAGTTTAGTCACAGTTTCAGGAACTAATATTACGGCCTCTGCTGACATATCAACTAGACTCGGTATAGATCCAACATCAGAGGGAACTACTAATAAAGCTATTTTATTTGATAGTAACAATGAAGAAGCTATTTTCTATCTTGGACAAACAAATATTGTTCCTGGAACATTAAAGGTCAGTAAATATACATTTCAATCTAGATTTAGTGTTACCTTAAATGCTGGACAAACAACACTTTCTTCTGGAACAACTGATAAATTCATAACTTTAGATTCATCTACGGATATAACTGGTATAAAACAGAATTATATTATAACTTGTAGGGCAGCTGGAGGTTCTTCATATACTGTTGGACAAATAATTCCTCCATCCGCAATTACAATCACAAATTCTGGCACATCTTCCATTACAATTCTGATTAGTGGCGGCGCTGCAATGCAAATTGATGTTTTGGCAACTTTAGAAAGTGGTGCAGATCAAAAATCAAAAACTTATGTACAAGGAAATACAACCTTTATTCCTACGGCTGTGACACCAGTTCAAGTTCTCTCTAATAGAGTATTTTCTTATGCAGCCAATGGTCAAGTTCATATTACAGCTAATACTGTCGTAAAAACGACCAATAGGAATCAATCTTTATATTTTGTTGATGTTGTAAAATTAGAAAAAGTTTATGATTTTAATGGAACCGCAATTAATCAAACAAATCTTGCTACAGCCATTGATGTAACCGATCGCTATCAATTATATCAAAATGATACAGATAGTGAATACAAGCATTCCTTTATTAGATTAAAAACTGGAAAAACGGCCCCTGTCGGTCCAATTGTCGTTTGCTTTGACAGATATGACCATTCTTCTACTCAAGGTTATTTTAGTATAGAATCTTACTTCACTGGTTTGAATCCCGTTACTGAAATAAACGAAATTATGCGTAGATATCAGGATATAGGAGTTTATTATTCAAAAAATGGAGGTCAAGAATACAGCTTAAGTGATTGTTTAGATTTTCGTCCATCATGGCAAAATGAAACCTCAACCCCCTCATCTTTTACTTTTACAACTATTGGTCCAAAAATACCAAAACGCGGCGGCGAAATATTAGTATCTTTTGATTACTATCAACCAAGAATTGATAAACTACACCTCGCTCAAAATGGTATATACGACGTTTCTACTGGAACACCAACACTTACGCCAGTTTCGCCTACTGACAAAGACAATTCTGTAACAATATGTGAAATAAGCATACCAGCTTATACTGCTGATGTTCGTAGAATTAAAATTACGCCATATGATAATAGAAGATATACAATGGCAGATATTGGTAAAATTGATAGAAGATTGAAAGCCGTAGAATATTATACAGCACTTTCATTATTAGAAAGTGATGCTATGAGTAAATCTGACACATCTTTATATGGTAGAAGCAAAAACGGAATCATTACTGATAGTTTTGTTGGATTTAATATAGTCGATTATACAGGAGGAGATTACATAGCTGGTATTAATCGCGACGCAAAAGAACTAACAACCACAACAAAAATACAAGACAGATATTTTAAATTAGTTGCACCAGAAAATTCTAGTGGTTCTTCACTTATACAAAATGTCAGAAGAGATGGAAGTATTCTTTACTTAACAAGTAATTCTAATGTAATTTTTGTTGATCAGCCTTTTGCCACAACGCCAATTAGTGTTAATCCTTTTAATGTTCAATTTTTCTTAGGAGCATTAAAAATAAGTCCAAAATCTGATGTTTGGATTGATACCGTTACACTTCCTGATTTAATTATTGATAGTGCAGAAAATCAAAATATGTTGGATTTCATAAATGAAGTTTCCTCGTGGGCTGAAATTGAATGGGGTTCGTGGAATAATTCTGCACAATCCACTGATACTGTTACTGCATCGCGTTCACAATTAGTTACAGATGGAAGAACCAGTGGACGTAGATGGCAAAGGACCGATACGTTAAACACAATTAGAAATGATCAACCTCAACGAAGAAATGGAACATTAACATATTTTGTTCCAGAAACAGTTCAAACCAGTTTGGGCGAAACTGTCATTGATACTTCTGTGATTCCCTATATGAGGGCCATTGACATTCAATATAGATTAGATGGAATGCGACCATTTGAAGTGGCATATCCATTTTTTGATGAGCAAAGTATTTCAAATAATGTTTCTGTATATAATATTTTTACACTCGATACTGGAAATCTAGGTTACTATGCTAACAATGCGATGCCTGAAAAAGTTAATATTAAACGAGGAGCTTCGGTTCTAGGTAATGCAGATGCAATTCTTATTTCAAATACTCAACTTTATGTGACCAATGTTGACATTGGTAGAGGAACAACAAATGAAATAACTTGGTCTGCTAGTATATTCGTTGAAGGAAATGTTTCAAGTTATAATGCAAAAGTGCTTTCATATAATTTAAATTCTTGCTTTGTTAATGCAACTCCAGCACCAACGGTAACTACATTTACGCTAACACCTGATGCAAGAAATGCCAATTTTAATTTTAGCACAAATATAACTGATACTCCAGTCAGAATAGTTAAGGGTCTTGGTGCTGGTCAAGAATCTAAAGTGGCAACATATACTACTGCATCAAGAGTGATGACTGTTAGCCCAGCATTTACAATTGCACCTGGAGCAAATTCTATTATTCAAATCGGAAATATGAAAATGGATAAACACGGCTGTATTGCAGGTGCTTTTCATATTCCTGGAGGAGTTTTTACAACCGGAGCAAAATCTTTTAAATTATCAAATCAAGTTGATGGTTCAATTCAGTATCCATTTTCAAGAGCTATTGAATCCTTTTATGCTCAAGGCACTCTGCAAACAAAACAAGAAAGAATTCTTTCAACCATTTCTCCTAGAACGGTAGTTGATGATTTAGAGGAAAATAGAATTGTTTCTACTTTAAGAGAAGAAAGAGTCATGGGAACAACCGTTTGGATTGATCCTGTAGCAGAAACATTTTTAGTAGATGCTACTGCACATCCAGATGGAATCTTTTTATCTAAAGTTAGGCTTTGTTTTCAAAGTAGAGATGATCAACTTCCTGTTAGAGTGCAGATAAGACCTAGTGTTAATGGTTATCCTGCCGCTGGTCAATTTGTGCCCTTTAGTGATGTAACTCTGATGCCAGACAAAGTTAAAACAACAGATTTTCCAAATTTTGATGATCCTTCAAAATATACAGAATTTGAATTTGAATCACCAGTTCATTTATTGCCCGGAGAACACGCTTTAGTGGTCCTTTCTAATTCTAATAATTATTTTATTTGGACAGCAGTTAAAGATGAGAAGGATGTTAATACTGGAAATGCTGTTGGACAACAACCTTATGCTGGTTCATTTTTTAAATCTCAGAATGGATCCACATGGACAGCCGATCAAGATGCCGATCTAATGTTTAGATTGTATAAACATGAATGGGATACTTCAATAGAAGGAACCGCAGTATTTACTCTCGATTGGGTCAACTCGGAAAATAGACTAACATCAAATGCAAATGTTGATGTTATGGTTTTAACCACACAAGATTTAAATTTTCCAAATACATTTTTACAACATACATTCACATCAAAAACTAAGAGAGGACAAGAAACGGGATATGTACAAGCTATTCCTAGAATGACAACTTTAATGTTAGATACTTTTGGTTCAAGAGTTATAGAACCAACATCAGTAAATTCTTTCAAAGTTAAAGCTACATTGTCCACTAATAATCCAGATGTGACTCCAATATTAGATGCTGACCGGTATTCTATAATTCCAATAGAAAATAGAATTAATAATCTAGAACTTAGTAATGGTGATTTTTTCATGTCAAATACTGGGCTTTATACTTCTGCCACGGTTTCGACTGATTTTACTATTACCATTTCTGGTGGAGGTGGAAGAGGAGCTATTGCGGTGGCAAATGTGGCCGGAACTGGATCGACCAGATTTATAGATAAACTTATAATTACAAATGGAGGTTCTGGATATAGAACCTCACCTACTGTATCTATTACTGGTGGCACCTTAGCCACCGGTGGTTATGTCGCAACCGCCGTATGTAATGGCGAAACTGATAAGAACGGAGGAAATTCACTTTGCAGATACATAACAAAGAGAATAACATTAGCGGACGGATTCAACTCTGGAGATTTAAGAGTTTATTTGAGTGCTCATAAACCTGCTGGTTCTAATATTTTAGTTTATTATAAAATTCTTGCAGCAGGAGATGCAGAAACATGGCCAGATAGAGAATGGCAATTAATGACGCAAATTGAAAATCCAAATTATATTTCTAATTCGTTTGATGATTTTACAGAATTAACATTTGCACCTGGTGTAAACAATAAAGCCAACAACTCTGTCGTTTATACATCAGCAACTTCTGGAAACTTCTACGAGTTTAATTCATTTGCAATAAAAATTGTAATGTCTGGAACAAATACCGTCGATGTTCCTAGAATTCGCGATTTTAGAGCAATAGCAACACCTGCGGTGTAATATATGGACTTACCAAAATATATTCCAGTTAAAGGAACTAAACTTGTTCGCGATACAACTACTGGCGCCATACTAAATACTGATATAAATGAATACAATGATTATAAAATGAAAAAGGCTCTGCGCGATCAAGAAAAAATGGAAAAAGAAAAAATCAATAATCGTATCAATAAAATTGAGACGGATATTTCTGAAATAAAGCAATTATTATTGAGTTTGTTAAATACGGGAAATATAAATGGCAATTAATCAGATAACAACGGCAAATACCTTTGGTCAGTGGTTAACAACAACCACTCAATTAATATCATTTACAAACTCATTAAGTGATCGACAAGTTTTTAATACTAACTCTACTATAATTATATCTGGATCCGGCACATTAAATGTGCATGGTACCGCTTTAATAAACACCTTAAATTCAAATACAATTAACACTATATCGATTAATGTTAGTGGAGCCGGATTTAGTGCCAATGTAAGAGATTCGATTTGGGTTGGTAACAGTGTTTTTATTTCAGGTAATGCAAATGTAGTAGCTAATTTAACTGTAGGAAATCTAACAGTAAGAGGCGCAACACTTCAAACACAAGTTAATTTCGGTGATTTGCAAGTAGGCGGATTCGCTAATGTTTCAAACTATATTAATGTTGGCGCATACCTTAATCAGACTTCTGGGCAAACTTCAACTCTTTCAGGAAGAGTCAATTTAACTAACACAGAATTATCTTTGGCTGCTTCAGGAAATGTCACAATTTCCAAAAATTTATCTGTTACACAAAACGTAGTGGCTGGAGGAAATGTTGTAGCAAATAGAATTCTTGCAAACATTGGAAATATTATTTCGTTCAATACCGTAACAATGAATGCATTTAGTATAAACGCAAATACGCTAAATGTGACAAGTAATATTTTTACAGGTAATTTGATTGTTACGAATAATATTACTGTGAGAAATTTAACAGTTTTAGGACCAATCGTAACAGATGGAACAAGCAATATTTCTCCAGGTAATATAACTGTTAATAATTTAGTAAATACTCGAAATTTAATAGTCACTGGAGCAATTCTTTCTGATTTAAATATTCAAGGTAATGTAAAAATACTTACAACTAGAAATATACCTCCAGGTCCTTTAGGAAATGGACATTTTACAATATCTGGTTCCAATTTTAATGGTTATATTACCGTAGATTCGGCATCAATGAGAATTGGGCATAATGTATCAACCAGAAGTTTGACATTAGAAGTTGATGAAACTCCCGTACTAAACGCCAACACTACACAAATTGATGTGGCTGGTAATTTAAATGTGGCAGGAATAATATCTGGAAGTGCAGTAGGTTTAACACAAGTCAATTGGCTGCAACAAGTATCAAATATAACTGACGCAGAAGTAGCATCTGATACGCAACCTGACACATGGAAAACTGGTGCATCTGCCACAGTGACAATACCTAGTGGGATTGATGCAGTTGATATATCAGTGTATCTTGAAATTCTTATAAGTAAACTTTCGAATGATATTTCGGCAACATCCGTATTGTGGGCAAATGGTAATGCCAGATTTGTAACTTCAGCCGTTACTACAGGACAAACAACTTTTGATGGTACTGTGCGGGCAAATACTCTATCACTAGTAATTAATAGTGATTCTGGGTTTGGTCCAGGTTCTCCAGAACTTAGATATAGAATGGTCAGAACAATAACCAGCCCCACTACAGTATCCACTACAATATTTACTTCTGATTGGGTACAGCTTTCTATTCCTGGCTCTTTTGCCTTT